CCTCCGATATAGGCATTACGCTGAACCCTGAGTTCAGTAAATTGATTGCTCTTCCTAGCGTTACATTCATTTTCGTGTTTTACAAAGGTTTATAGAAAAATGGCATTTTTGGGCAAAAAAGTGTACACAAGTTTACACTTAGTTTACACCTAGTGTAAACCCCCCAAAACCCCCTATACTCTCTAGATTCGCAGATTTTAGGCCGTTTTTTGCCGTAGGTTTACAAGTTTACACTTTTTTTTAGAATATATTTTTTTTGACTAGGTGAAAATTTATTTTTTTTCATTTTTGCCAAAAAGTGTTCAAAGTGTTCACTTATTGCGATTGGAGCCAATGGAGGCCGATTTTGGTTTACACTTAGGTGTACACTTAGTGTAAACTAGTGTACACCCTCCTTCTTAGCTTTTCGCACCCAATGTGAGACTCTGTTATAGTCTAGATTCAGCTCTTTTGCTATCTCGCAAGTCCTTTTGTTTTCCGCTACCATACGCTCTATTTGTCTAACTATTTTTATAGATAAACCCTGAACTCTCCTGTGGTCTGTTAGTTTTAGAATTTCACATAAGTGATGGTATTTTACACCAGTCATATACATAATTTCTTTATATGGTAGACCTTTCTTATATAGTTCTAGAACCTGATCCGCAGACTTGAGGTGAGAGCAAGTGTTCTTGGCTCTCTCGTTGGTTAACAGATACTCCTTGTATATATAATTATTTACTAGGTGCTTACTAATATTCATAATAGTAGCTATATTCTTATTCATTACTTTAAGCTTATATAGCCTAACTATCTCGTCTTTCTGTTCCTGAGTCAGTGATGTCATTTGTCTCCGTAGGTTTCTTCGTAGTAATTCTGTCCGCTCTCATAGGTCTTGACTGCATAGAACCAAGCACCTTCTCTGTGTGCCTCTGCAATCTGATCTCTCTCCTTGTACTTAGCTATTTCTAATACTTCCTTGGAAGACTTTCCATCATACCATGTGGAGGTTAGTTGCTCATGCAACCATTCTACTGCTGTCTGCTTCTTCATATCCCCATACCGTTTAAATACTCTCTGCATTCCAATACCTTAGCCTTGGCCATCTCAATTACCTGGGGGTCATACTCGATGTCAAACTCCTTAATTCTATACTTATCTTCCACATGGGAGTAGCTTACAGGCTCTTCGTAAGTCAAGAACTCTGGGGTGTCTTGAAGGGTGTAAACTAACTTAGCCTTTTTTAAGCCTGTCAGGTGCATGTAAACCTGAAGTTGATAGTAATACCCCATGTCGGGAGTATCATCAAACAGAGGGAAAGTAAAGCAGTCCCACGAGGTTTTAAAGTCATAGACTATACCCTCGTGAAAACAATCGGGAGTACCCGTGAAGAAATCATCCTCGAAGTGGTCAAGGTTCTTTATCATGAAGTCCTTATTCATAGCTACCGAGTAAAACTCGATAGCCGTATCTTCTAGTGCCAATCCCTTTTGGATATACTTACTCTTAATCTGCTTCTTTACTCCGTAAATCTGCTCCTTGTACCAATCCTCTAGGTAGCTTTTAGTTGTCTGAGACAATGATTCTGTTTTACTCCGTGCGTTAGTCATCAATTGACCAAGGGCACTTGCTCTGCATTTAAAGTTCATGATAATAGAAGTTTTTCGTTTTGTGCTGTGAGAATATAAACCGACTTAATTTGCTCTAAGGTTACCTTGCCATTGGCTAAAGAATCCTTTGCTCCTTGCCACTTAACATGAGATGGAGTTAACTCCTCTTTTTTACCACCATGATCGTTGGTCGAGTCGGGGTCTTTTGTATCATCTATGAGGAAAAGACCATTAAGCGCATATTTTCGAGCATAACTCGATGAGCTTCCGTACGACTGCGCAACATCCATACCCTTGCGGTTGATGTCTATGCCTGCCTGGGCAGTAACTGCTCTGCCTTCAGTTCTGCCTTCTTTGTCTACCTGGATTGCTGCGGTAGCTTCTATGAAGACAAGACCTCCTACTTCTTTCACCTCATCTTCAATAGTCAAGGTACATTCATACTTTAATAGCAAAGGCTTTACCGCTTCAAGGATATCCTCTACGGATCGGTACTTGTACTTGCCAAAGGCATTAAATTGGTTCTTTGGAGCTTTAAGCTCGGATTGAATTAAAATTAGTTCTTTCATCGTTTTAAGTGTTTATATTTTTCTAGTGTTTTCATTTCAGCGTATCGGTAACTAATCTCATCCCAATACATCTCGAAGGTCTTTAGAATCTCTATTTTTTCACTATGGGGTACTTCCCCAAAGTTCTCTAGTATCCATTGCTCAATTTTTTCCTCTACCATTGTTAATCCAGTTAGTTGATACAAATAGAACCCATTGGTTGCCTAATCTCTTAGGAGGATACACCCATTCCTCAGGCCATACACCTGAGCGGATAATCTGGTGAACTCTAGTAGATTTTTCGGTAAAGCCCCGTAGTACTCCGTACTCGGTGGCAGTCATCATTTCGTAAAGCATTGGCGTACATTGGCTTCTAACTGTTCAACAATAAAAGGGTCTAGGATTGCACATACAACCCGATAGTGGTCTGTAAACCGCTCGTTGAGGTCATCGTACAACTCTAGGGTAAGGGACTTGCCATTGCCAAAGAATAGGTCTAGGACAATGCCTTCGTTGGAGAAGGATTCAAGCTCAAGGCTAAAGCCTGACTGCTCAAGGATAAAGTGGTGATCTTTTAACATTGTGTTTGTGTTTAAGTGATTAATGATGCTAAGGTACAAGACTCTGCACAACAAATGCAAGGGAATTGTCAAAATTATTTTTGTTTTACACTAAGGGTAATTTTCTTGGATAAATGGTTTTGTTTTCCACTATGGGGGTCTGGTCTTAGACATTCCGTAGACATTTGTTAGACATTTTGTTTTCCACCAGGGGGTCAACCTGGTTTTGTTTTACACTACGGTACTTTCCATTCTGTTTTACACTATGGCTATTTTTCCGCCATGTTTTACACTAGGGGGTTTTCCGCCATGTTTTACACTATGGGGTCGGGTCGGCCGTGCCCATTCGTAGGTCGGTCGGTCGCGGCATGGCATGGCAACCTAGCTACCTAGAAAGGCAAAGGATGGCATTTTTAAGGCCGTGGTTGAACGATATTTTTATTTTAATGTAGTGACATAGGCAAAATTTTAAAGGTCTGTAATGGGCTTAAAATAGGCTTAAAAAAAGGGACTTATTCGGTCCCTGTTAATTGATCAAATACTGAAGGCCGACCGATTGAAAAAAGTATGAAATGATCTTCAAACCTTTCTATTTTTTCCGATTCGAAATTATCCCTTACTAATTGACGCAATATTGATTCATAGCAAGGATCGTATAAATCTGGTAACTTTCGAAGCAAGGTTAAAACCCTAGCTTTAATCCTGTTTAAATTCATCTCTTTGTCCAGATCGATTTTTTGAGTTTCCATAGTTTGTAAGTTTAAATTTTTTGTAGGTTGAATGCAACGCAATCCAATCCGTATTGGATCGAATAACCTAGATTTTTAAGGTCAATTTCAAGCTGTATTAAGTTCGTGTACGTTTGTTCCTTTGTCATGTATGAAACAAGTAAGGCCTTCAAATCTGAAGGCCATAAATTAGGGGTTTCGAATAGGTCATTCATTTTGTTTTTTCGATTGCTTTTGAAATTTCTATTTGCCAACGGATCGGAAGTGATGCAACGCATATAAATTGCTCATTTGGTTTTAACTTAAATCCGTCGTTTATCAAATCGAAAATGGTCGTAAAATGATAAACAATGTCTAAATTTTCTACAGGACTATTTTTTACCGAATCCCATATTATAAAGTCTGAAATGCTGATATTTCTCATTTTTTCTATCTGTTTATTTTAGTGAATAATTAAGCCTATTTTGTTATTTTCAGTAAACCATTTGGTAGCTAGTAGGTCGTATTCGCTCGCATCTGTATATCCCTGGTCGATCATTTCCTCAGCTGAATAAAAAATCTTTGAATGTCGCTCGTTTTCCTGGTCAATTAATTCGTCGTGTGTTGATCCCAGGGAAAAAATAAGATCCATATTATAAGGGATAAATTTTGAGCGGATAAACGAATGCGATTTGGTGTATGCATAAAAACGGACGTCCCTATTTTGCATTGCGATTTCAACCCATTTGTTAAAATAAGCAGGCGAATAAAAATCCCCACTGTCGTGAATACGGATGTAAACCTGTTTATTTTTTTTAATTCGACTTAGTTCCCAGGTAATGCGATCCACGAAATTTTCTTCTTTACTTGCTTCATATCTTCGAGTAAGCGCGCGCTCGACATTTCCCCAACGATAAGCGCCTTTTTTAGCGTAACAAAGCTTTATGCAGCTGCCAGCAAAAGGACAGGTTATTTTTCCGCTCTTTTTGTCGTTACCTGCTGGGATTGAAAAATTATTTATTTTGACGTCGAATTTTTTAGCTGTTTTTACAAGCTTGCTGTTACCAGTTCCCAATAAAGTTTCCATAGTTTTTTCGTGTTTAGTGTTTAGTGATTAAAGTAATTTAAGGCCCAACATATAACCCAAAATAAAAATTGGGATTAATGCGATTATATAGTAAATGACTAGTCCTATTTTTTTTAAGGTCTTATTCATACTGTTTTAGTTTTAGGGGTGAATAAATAAGTTAGGGCAAAAATTAAGATAGTGCCGAGCGAAATAATTAGTAAGTCGATCATAGTTTAAAGGGTTTTTTGTTTACAATTTCATAAGTTCCGTTTCCATAGACTAACAAGGTAAGTTCCTTGTTATCAATCTTTACTTTGGTAGGTTTTAGTTCCTCGTACATTAACCAGGCACACGCGTCATAAATGCTTTTGAATTCCAGTTCCATAGGGTTTTTTGTTTATGTTGATACAATATTACAAAGGTCCGCAATTAAATGCAAGTAAATTGTCAAATATATTTTATTGAATAGTATATTTTTTTTAAACTACCTTTAAGGCTGAATAAACACTTTATTTCAGTTTTACAAACTTTTGTAGGAATATGGGACAAAACGGAGGAGCTCGACCAGGTGCTGGGAGGAAACCGAAAGTGCAAGAAATTAAGCTAATAGAGCAGATGGATGCGATCGCCGTACCTGAAAAAATTTGGTTGGCCTTGTTACGAAAATGCGAGGAGGGTGATACGCAAGCTTTAAAGCTTTGGTTAGCTTATCGGTTAGGCTTACCTAAACAGCAAATAGATATTACTAGTAACGGCGAAAAGGTAGCCCCTCCCATTCATTGGATTAGTAAGACTATAGAAATACAGGAGGCTCAACTAGTTGAGGATGAAACGCTTACCCGCATAGACGAATAAGCGGAGGGTAGGGTATTGTTGTGAGTGTATGCAACAAGGTTGCAAAATGGAATTCCCCAATTAACTAATTTACCCTAGGGGGGGGGTATGTTTCTGAGTGTACAGGAATGAAACGGAAAATGGAAATCCCCAATTAATTAATTTAGCTATGATTCAACTTTTAGACGATTACAAGCCATTATTCTACGAGCAGCCTGACACGAGGTACTATTTGATTACGGGTGGTAGGGGAAGTGGTAAATCATGGACATTGGCTCTGTTTCTGCTGAACTTGACCTATGAGAAGGGCCATGTGATTCTTTTCACTAGATACACCTTGGTATCTGCGTTTATTTCGATTATTCCAGAGTTCTTGGATAAGATTGAGATAATGGGCAAGATGAATGACTTTGATGTGACTCAGAGTGAGATTATCAATAAGCTAACAGGTTCTAAAATTCTATTTCGTGGAATAAAAACTAGCTCAGGAGTAAACACGGCAAATCTGAAGTCGATTGCTGGGTTGTCGACATGGGTAGTGGATGAGGCTGAGGAATTGACAGACCCTGAGATATTTGATAAGGTGGACTTGAGTATCAGAGCTAAGGATAACTATAACAGAGTGATATTGGTGATGAACCCGAGCTACAAGAGTCATTGGATTTATAAGGACTTTGTAAAGAATAAAAGAAAGGATACGACTTACATCCACACGACTTACTTGGATAATAAGATTAACCTGAGTGAGTCGTTTGTGCAGGCTGCGGAGAAGACCAAGCGAGAGAACAGGGCGAGATACGACCACTTGTTCATGGGTACTTGGTTGGATGATGCAGAAGGGATGTTGTGGAACAGGGCTATCATTGGCAAGGCGAGGGTTGATGAAGCTCCGAACTTAAAGAGGATTGTGGTTGCACTTGATCCTGCCGTGACTGCGAACATGAATAGTGATGAGACGGGAATAATCGTGGTGGGGAAGTGTAAGGAAGGGTTTGGGTATGTGTTGGAGGATTTGAGTGGAAAGTATTCTCCGAATCATTGGGCGAAGATTGCGAATGACGCTGCGTTCAGGTGGAATGCAGATTGTATTGTGGCAGAGAAGAACCAGGGTGGAGACATGGTGGAGGCTGTGTTGAAGGCTCAGGGGACTACTACGAGAATTAAGCT